CCAGATGTATATCCTCCAGGAATAGAGAATACTATTTGAGAAGTAGTGGTATTAAAAACCCCTTTAGTGCTCCTATAATTTGAATTAACGGCTTGTAAAGAGTTCCAAGGGGTAACTCCGTCGCCTATTTTTAAACTCTGGGCTGTGGTATCATATCCAGCCTCTCCAAGAGTGAGTATAGGATTAGAAGCCACCCATCCTAGAGTAGTATCTGTACGAAATTGAGTATTAGACAACTGAGGATAACTAACAGAACTTAACAATCCTAAATATTCTATAACACTACCAGAAACTGCCGGATTGGTTAGGGTAAAACTAGATCCATTAGTCGCAACATAATCTGCGTCGGATATTAATTTGGTACCATTATAAAATACATCTAATGATCCTGGAACATATCCTCCAGATACATTAAATGTACTCTGTATTCCGGTTGGATAAATAGTAGATTTAATTCCTTTATTATTCAGTGCTAGTAGATTGTTCCAAGTTTGAACACCATCTCCAATTTTAAGTACGCCATTAGTTGTATCAAATCCTGGTTCTCCTAACGCCAATATAGGATTAGATACATTCCACTGAGTTGCTGTACCTTTTCGTAATGTTATTGTTGTATTTACTGGCATAATAAATTCTTTGATAGGTCCTATATATCATATACTAATAGATATCATCAACAAAGCACAATATTAGATTATAATATTATGGTGTTCCGCCATCAATAAAAGAAATGGTAATATTAGCAGTGCCGTCAAAGCTAGTTCCGTTAATAGTACGAGCAGTTTGTAGAGCGGTAGCAGTGCTAGCATTGCCAGTAAGAGCCCCTACAAAACTAGTACTGGTAACACTACTCAATCCTGCTAAAGTAGTAGATGATCCACCAAGACTTATGCTAGTAGAACCTACTGTAACCGCACTATTTTCTAGTTGAGTATTACCAACACCACCAGTTTTAATGCTAACAGCCCCAGCTGTTACACTAAAATCACCACTATCAAAACTAGCTATACCAGCCGAAGATGTGGTGGCAAGACTATGAGAACCTGGGGTTACGCTAGTAACACGACCATAAGAGTCCACCACTACAGCCTGTATAAAATTGCTACTAGTGATAGGAGAGTTAATAGTAGCAGATGCTGTTGCAAGATCAATACTGTCAGCATTAACAACAATACGACCAGCAGTACCTCCAACGTCTAGAGTATTACCATTTTTAACTAAACCTGATCCGGCTATTATCTGACCAGCACCAGAAAATTGAGCGAAGGCAAGGTTTGTTGTTCCAAGAGTAATAGTATCATTTGTTGTTAATACCCAACCGCTATCCGCATTGGTTGTACCTTCTGTAACGAATACGAACATACCAGCAGTAACCTCAGCATCACTATTAGCATCTGGTGCCCTTGCTAATGATTGAGCGCCTGCTATGGTGGCATTAGGAACAACATTCCAAATACCATTAAGTGCAGCGTTGGTTTGATTTTTAATTAGTACTCTATCTCCAACAGATAAAGTGACGCCATCAATAATAAACACATTACCATTACCGTTGTCATTTGATCTAAAAGCACTTCCTTCAGGTACTAAAGATGACGTTGTGGCGACCCTTACGCTTTGCTTAACGTCTAGTCCTGCTCTAGCAGCATCTACATAAGCCTTGGTAGCGGCATCTTGGTCGTTTGTGGGATCTGCTAGGTTTGTAATCTTTTGACTATTTAAAGACACACTAGCTGTTGGAGCGGCCATCTGATCCAAACGACTAGTTCTAACTTGAGAATCAAAGTTATTAATATTAGACGCAACCAAACCACTACCCGTAACCGTTAAATTACCTCCAACAGAAACATTGCCGGAAGCTGTAACGTTTCCGTTTATAACAGAAAATTGTGTAGAATATGGACTCTCTGTCGAATAGGTTCTGATCAACCCACCTCTATTCCCATCAATAGTTGATGCTAATATTTCAACTCCATTTACGGAATTATCTGTCCTTTGCGCATAAAATCCGCCATCTTCGACAGTTAATGTTCTGATTGACGCCGTGTTAATATTGCTTATATTTCTACTATTATTAACCACCAATGCTTTACCGGCACTCGCTAGTCCGGGGGTAACTCCTGCTAAAGTATTTAGTTCTGTAGCTGTTGAAGCTACATTAATACCATTTAACTGTAATGTTCCGCTAATTGATATACCACTCAATGTTGGATTATTAGAAAATACTACTACTCCGCTACCAGTTTTATCGGTAACTAAAGTACTTAGATTATTACTAGATGGAGTTAATAAGAATGTTCTAGCATTAGCGGTGAGATCGGTGATATCTTGTAATTGAATAGTAGGATCACTAAGACTAACAACATAATTACCACTAGTATGAGATAAGTTAATACCACTACCAGCGGTTAACGGACTACTAACAGTAAGAGTATTGTTTCCACTACTATAAACAATATTAATGCCAGAACCACCAACAATACTTGTACTTACAGCACCATCAATTAGACTATTAACGCTAGTTGCAAAATCAGTAACCAATGAGCTTGGAATACCAGTCACAGATACTGCCAGCGTATTAGCGTTATCATTATAAGATAATCCAATACCAGATCCTTGTGTTAATAAACTAGAAACTCTGTCATCGACTCCTTCTGCAAAATCTGTAATATTAGCAACTTGAATATTTGGATTACTAAGAGAAATAGTGATGGTAGATCCGTTTGTTCCTTGTGATAAACTAATACCACTACCAGCTACAAAACTACTAGGTAACACAGAAGCATATGTTAAACTTCCCCAAGCAGTAGAACCATCTCCCACTTTAAAGCGACCAGTATCAGTTTCATATCCTATTTCACCTTGATATAAGATACCTTGACCTAAAACTACTGCCGCAGCGTTCCATTGGGCTAAAGTGCCTCTTCTTACTTGAATTCTTGTTTGAACTGCCATGATATTTTAGCCTTTGTGTGTTGGTTTAGTTGATAATTTTATTTAAATCATTATGGCGTACCGCAATCAAACTCATACTCATTCAAATAATCGGATAATCCAAGTATTCTTGATACGTGTAAGTCTCCGACTATTTTGCTCATTGGTATGTTGTCTGGTAGATCGGTTGCAAGTATTTTTTCTGTATTAATTAAGTCAATATTAAAAGATTCAGATCTTTCTATTTCAATATTGTTAAGATTTTCAACAAAACTAGTTTCTACCTCTAATAAAAAAATCTGAGGATCCACTATCTCCAATATAAAATTACTCATGTAGAACACTCCAATGAGGATGGTGCTTGACTAAATCGTTTCACAATATTTATTGTTCCAAATAATAGTCTTGTGGTATACTTGCCTCCTCCAGCATATATGTCGTCTGGAGATTGTAATTCTAGGTCATATTTAGCCGTATTAAAATTAAATCCATTAGTCGTAGACGCTGGAAGCATAAGTGTCAATTTACCATTAAGATCGTCAATAATAAACTTATATACACTATGATCTAAATTATCAGAACTAAAGATCTGTAGGTTATTAGTATTGGTTTTCCATACCAATCTAGCACACCATCCAGTTAAATTAACAGGAGTACTATTAGCGTCTTTATATATTAACGATAATTTAAATGAGGTTCCTTGTTCTATAGCGAAGTCATATTTGCTAGCTGCCATATATTATATGCCTTTGGTATAAGTTTTAGAGTGGCAGAAAATGTATGTTTGTATCTATAAATACACCTTTAAGTCTATATAAAAAAAGAAGGGCCAGGATATTATCCCAGCCCTATCTTTTAGATAGCAATCAAATGTAAAATATAAATCAGAGAGAACCTAAAACAACTCTACGGTTATCTAGAACAGCGTAGCCGATTTCGGCCCATCCGTAGAAGCCAGCTCTCTTCTGACGATGTAGAGTCTCGTCTTCGAAGATCTGAACTTGTTCACGAACTGGCATAATAAAGCTATCTCTCTTGCTTAGGTCTAGACCAACAACAATCTCACTATCGCCACCAGGAAGTGTTCCGTTAAGAACATTACTGTAGAATAGTTGATATTCTTGACCAACACCAAGCTCGTCTAGGTCGTGGAGGTTAACGCCGAAGATACGATTTAGACTACCATCAGCGGCTGTATAAATCTCTCTACGAGTTACTTCATCAACCTGATCTACGCCCCAACTACGGATGTCTTCCATAGCTTCGGGAGAGACATATAGATCTGTAAGAACGCCACGATTGTTACTAGCACTATTACCGCCACCGTTTCTACGCATAACAGTCTTAAGAAGACTGACTAAACGCTTGGTGAACTGGTTGCTGGCAGCATCGCTATCGAATACAACGATGTTACGATCAACACCAGCGGCTAATAGAGTGTGCCATCCGTCATCATTCATCTTCTTGACGAATGAACCTTCGAGCACTTCCATAGCACGACCAACAACGTCCCAGCGAGCATCGCGGGCATACTTGAGTAGATAGTCAATACTGGAGCCAACATCATATGTTGGAACCATGACGTAATCACTCTCGATATGACGCTCTGGTACATAGCCGTGGTTGGGGATGGTGTAGGCAACAAAGTCTCTTTCAGTTCCAGGAGATAGGAAATCTAATGGAAACTCTGGAGCAGCACCTGGAGCAAGTTGAACTGGCTCGAAAATGCCGTCAAGAATATCACCACTAAGAAGACCCTTTCTCAATGGAAGCTCAAGAGCCTTAGCAAATTCACGATTTGCTGGTAGAGCTACTTCTCTGTTTGCTGAGCCAGAACGTACTAAAAGATCAGTAAGTTCGGGCGAGGGTTGAAATCTTTCTGTTTTAGCTGACATTTTGTTCTCCCTTATTAGGTGATATTGATATCTACTTTGACATAACCATCTGAATCTTTACTGCCAAGGAAACGACCAACCTTGGTACTATTTGTACTCACTGTTGTTAGTTTTCCAGCGGCGTCGTAGTAAGCATCTGTACCAGCAGATGGTGTTTGACCACTAGCTAGCATATTTGTTACAACTTGGCCTTGACGTAATAGTGTTACTTTGCCACCAACCTGAACTTCGTCTCGGTACCAGTTGATGTGCTGTCTAGTAAGATCTAGACTTACAACATCATTTAGTAATAGACCAGCTGGCTTAGTGCCGGACACAACACCTGTTGGATAGCCAACGACAGCGTTACCATCGTCAGTAGAGGCGCCTGCGCCCGAACTTAGGTGAACAACAACACCACCTCTTTCTCCAACTGTATCCATGAAGTAGGATACATCTGTGTAACTTTCAACGCGATCTGGTTTTAGAGCCATGTTAATTCTCCCTTATTTGTGACTTTTACTTAATCTGTTCGAAATAAAATCAACTAAAGCTGCTCGTGTATTTTCTGTGGCATCAACCTCTTCAGAGTCTGTGCCAACACTCAAATTCACATCAGCTTCAGTTTCTACTTCTTCGAGAAGTGCTTCTGATGTGTTGTCTGTAGATTCAGCCTTCTTTTCTTCTTTCTTCTTTTCTTTGTCTAACCAAGGAGGCATCTTGCCAGCAAATAAAGTTGTCATAGCCTCAAACGAGTCATCATCAACAGACTCAAACTTGTCAACAATACTGGCTGCTGTCTCAGAATCTACACCACTCTCAATAAGGCTGGCCTGTCTCTTCATCTTCTTTTCTTTCTTCATCATTTCGGCCTCTTTAGCCTTGTAACCAGCTAAAGCCTCATTGGCAAGTTCTAGTTCCGACTTTACTTTCTTGAGTTCTTCATCTTTAGCTTCTGTGTCCTTCTTCATAGCAGCTTCGATGGTTTCCATCTCTGTGCGAAGAGAAACAATTTCTTCTTCTTTAGCTACTAGGGTTTGCTTGGTTTCTTCTAAGGACTTGTTGAGTTCGGCTAGTACTACGTCAGACTCGGCCTTACTCTTATCGTTTTCTTCTTTCATTTTTTTCATTTCTTCTTCCTTTGTTTTAAGTGCAGAAGCTAGCTCTACTTCTTGAGCTGTTGTATTGATTTCAGTATCTTGTACTGTGCTAGTATCGGCTGCTTGAGTATTTGCAGACATAGGTTCATTCTCCATTATAATATTGGACTGATTGTTAGATACACCACTTTTTGCAAAATCGTTATTTTTTTCTGAAAATAAGTCTATATTGAATATAATGCTTTCTGGATTTGCAGGCTTGTCAACAAACCCCTTACCGGAAAATGTTATATTTCTTAGTACTCTACCAACTTTATAATTACCATGCATACCAGAACCACCATAAGCTCTTAGGAACTTGGTTAAGTATGCTGTGCTTTCATTTCTCGCTAATACTTTATATTCATTGGTATCTTTATTAATTAAACCATAATCGAAACCTTTGAATAAACATTCCATACTAACGTATTTAGTGCCGCCTTGTATTTCAGCGATAAGTTTTTCGGTACGATTTCTTAAATCATCAGAAGAATATGCTCTATAAATTACAGAGCCAGTTAAAATATGATACTTTTCTGGTAGCTGGTCTACATCAGTATCGTCTGGTATTAAGTGGCCATCTTCTGTAATAGGCCAATTAGATGTAATATGTCCGATAATTAAATTTTCATTATGTTCTAAATTTGTTGGCTTATCTTCTGGTGTGTGCCTAGCTAACCATATTTCCTTTTTATCGAAAATGTCGTCATTCTTATTCCAGTTAGAACTTACTAAAATAGATTGTACATAATATAGGTCGTTGTCATTTAGTGATGCAAGAGATTGTGACAATTTTGTTTTATCTAGCTTAATTTCGGTTGTATTAACACACGGAAAAGCTATAGAGGCATATGTAACACAAGCCTTAGTGGATAGTTGTTCTTCTAGGTTATCGTCTTTTTCTGACTGATATATGAGCATATATTACTCCAATATGTTAGAGAGTATCTGATGATGAATACACCAGTGAATAAAAATATGACTTAGCTTGTTTAATTTGTTCTGTGGATATTGGATCGTTTATTCTACTTTCAATTTCTTTTAGCCAAGTTTTATAAGTGGCCAATGCTTTATTAATTTGTGAACTATTAACTTTCTCTAGGTTGTCTTGCAGATGTTCTGAAGTTAAGCTGGCATATGGTTTGATGCTAAATAGCAACTTGGTCTTTAAAATTTCGAGTTCCGAATATTCTGATGCAGTAAGCTGTCTTAGGTTGTCTTTCTTGGCAAACTGTAGAAATAGCGGGTTGATAAAATTACTAATATCATCCTGTGCTGACGAAGCCCATAATGCTAGATTAGCTCCTGTTTGTGGGGAGAATGTTTTTTCTTTTCTCTTCGTTTGGTCTTTGGACAATTTGGGTCTTCCCTCTCCAGATTCTTTGGGCAAAGATTGCTGCAAATCATTTGCCAACTTCGTTGGTGACGACAGTTGTTTCATCTCTATGGCAGTTTTTTCTCCGCTCTTTTTCTTTCCTAATTCTAACCCCACTTGGCTTGGCGTAGCGATTCCTAGCTGCAAAGATATCTTTTTAAGAGAGTTTTCAAACTGAGGATCAAACCAAGGACCAGCTTTGCCAACCATTCTTTGAGACTTACGATCTCTGGCCTCTCTATTAAGTCTACTCTTCTCCATGTCTGGATCGAAACCAAATCTTGTTTGAATAAGTTCATCACTAATAAGATTTCTGTCTGCTAGTTGAATTAAGAGTGCTTTTTCTGTATCTTCATTACTAAGATCCATTCTATCAAACTCTATTTTTGCTGGATACTTAAAACCCATAGCTTTCTGTACTAAAGCAATTTCTTCTTCCCAAAACTTTACTAACACCTCACGGCCATATTGTAATCTTTGGGTTAGGGTCTTGAGTGATATAAAGTTATTGGTTGTTCCAGCAGCTCCGAATGTTCCGGTAAGGGTTGGAGGAATGCCCAATCCTGCATAAACACTATTTAAGTGAGGAACATACTTACCCTCTCCTAAGAATTGATGTACATTAGTATTGCTTTCTAATAGTTCTATATCTGGACCCCAAACAAGATCCATAGTACCGCCACCAACATTACTTTCTAAAATATTAGATAGCTTTGCTGCGGCTGCTCTAGTTGGAGCGATCTTATGTTCTAGGCTTCCAAGCTTAAAAATTCTAATATTACTAATAGCACCATCTAATGCTGCCATATCTGCTAATTTGAGCTTTTCGATAACTGTTATATCGTCCATAATAGCATATATCATAGGATATGCCCAAGCCTGCCAGTCATCTTTCTTGTAATGAAATACTAGTGTTTTATCTGGATCGAGAGGATATGGTTTCTTGTTTTTTGCTGACTCCAAAATTTCTGTTGGAAGATTCTCGATGATATTTCTTTCTGCATCAGACTTTGGATTATTGATTATCTTGCGTAAAGAAGCTGGTAGTTGTAGTTCGTATCTTTTGTTTGTTACGAACGAAGCTAATGGTCCTGCTGCGACCTCTACATATACAGGATCAATAAAAGTATATTTCCATGGAATTTCTTTCTTCTCTACTTTGATCTGGTCTAGGTCTACTATTTGTAAATCGGATGCTCCCATCGACTGATATAGTCTATCTACTACTTTGAGACTAAGTTTACCTGTTTGTCTGTTAATAACTACATTACCTGTTTTATAAAGATTGTTTAAAAATCTTTCGCTACGATCTCTTCCATTTATTTTTTGAAACCATCTTCTATAAAATCTTTCTATTCTTTTATTCTTATGAACTAGTCTAATACCCTGTGCTGCGAAATCACCCATAAGATCTATAACGTTCTTAACTAGTCCAACTCTTTGATAAATATCATCAGCCCTACGAAGAATAATCTTTATACGCTTTGGTACTGCTTCATCTGGTCTAAAGTAGTCGTAATCACTACGAGTTAATCCTGGTCTACCAGAAATATTGGTATCTAGATTACTATAATTAAATCCATATCTACGACTAGCATCTGCTCTTTGAACACCTGTGAATTCGTCTAAAGACTTGGCAGATTCTGCCTGAGCATTCTTTAGTGATTCTGGACTATCATTCCAAAAGACATATGCTTCTTCTGGGATTTGGCTGGCATTTTGGATAGGATCACTATTTTTTCTAGATTTAGCCATAATATTTGTTTATTTATAATATAATGTGATTACAATATGAATACTTTATTTTATACACTTTTATCTGTATATTCCGCGATAAAAATCGTCGTTAACACTAGAAGTAAACCATTCTGGTCCTTTATACATTTGTCCATTATTGTCTTTGCCTATAGATCTGGTGTCTCCACCGATGGCATCATAAGTCATAGAAGTATCTAAAGTTCTAGACATTTGTCGAGCCAACATATTAGCTATAACTAAAGCACTATAGCGGTCTTTACGTAATCTACCCTTTTTTCCACCAGACAACTTAACTTCTGGCGTATCCCATCTATCTCTGGCATTTGGTCCTTGGCTGGTTTGGGTCATTACTATAGTGGTCAATTCGTTCTTTAGTTCTTCTATCTCTAAGATACATTCTGATAAACTATCATATAAAGGATTAAGATCACTATCAACAATAGACTTGCCTTCAGACTCCATAGCTAAACCTAATGTTAAGTTATCAAAATTAGGAAATAGTAATACTTTATCTTCTAAGTCTTTACGTAATCCGTGATTGGCTTGACTAGTCCATTCTGCTTTGGCAAACTGAATCATTTCTAAGATATGTAATCCTGGTTGATTGTCTGTGTCTCTATCTTTACTAGGATCTATAATAGGCCATATTAAAGCTTCATCTTCTCTCGTTTTAGAAGGATCGTGTAAAGCTTCTTCAATAGCAATACCACCTCCTTGAGCATCCATACCAATACGCTCACAAGGAAAGATCTTCATAAGATTTCTAATTTTCCTTGCACAAAATCCATAGAAATCATATTCTTCTGTTAGTCCTGTTTTTTGTCTATCTTTAAAATTACTTCTATTAGTAGTCCATGTATAAACTATACGATTATGATCTGGATGTAATTCTAAAATAACAATACTAAAATTATCTTGTTCTGACGCTGGATCGATGCCATAGATATATTTGTGTTTAATATCTCCTTTAGTTCTAGCATCAAATACTACACACTTCTGATTACTAGATGGTAGAATTATATTATTCTTATCAGAGGCTACACAACTTTCTATAAGAGTACGTCTAAAAAATCCTTCGCTATCCTTAACAAAGCAAGCAGCATATTCCATATTATAAATACCACTATGGATAGTGGCTCTAGCTCGTGTAACCTGTTTGTCATCCATAAAGCCTTTAGGAATTAATTCATAAGGAATACGAATGATACTATAATCTCTCCAATTAAAGTTTTCAGGTATCTCTTCTTTAAATACATCTTTAAGCTTTAGAGGATCCCCCTTGCTCTCGATAATGGTTTTATATCGTTTCCAGTAGGCGGCAAAGTGCTTAAAGTCATAGTCGGCAGTACCAGATATAATGGCTTGATTACCCATCTTCTTTGTGATAGTATCTAATTCTTCATTCCATACTCCAGCATCTATCATAGCTTGTCGTTTAGCTTGTTCTTTAACATTCTGAATAGGACTAGCACTAACTGCTGCGAAGCCTGAGACTACCGTTTCGTAAATATCTGGAGATATAGAAGCAAATTCGTCAGCAATAATAATGTGTGCTCTTAAACCTCTAATCTTACTGCCGTCACCCATAGGAATAGCAATAGTCCAACTATCACCTAATCTCATAGTGCATCTATCTACGTCTCGTCTAGGACCATCATCATTACTGCTAAATATACTTCTTAAAATAGGACTGTTTCGCCACATAGTTTCCATATATTCGAATACTAGTTTACTCTGACGAAAACCAGAACCTACAATAACAATTTTTGTTCCTGGAATAAAGCTACACTTTAATATAGAATATAAAGCTAATGTAAAGCTTTTACTAAAACCACGACTAGCAATAAGCATTGGGAATGGTCGTATCCACATTTCTTGTAGTGTGGCTATCTGTAGTGGATGTAGTTCGATATTTAGTAATAGTTTACAGGTTGAGCCAAGATATTTAGGATCTCGTAGAATACGAACCAGATGTAGGTCTGGATTTTCTATGTCTGATTCATCTCTGTGAATCATTGGATTGGGAGGAACTGCTAGTTGACTAAGATCTCCTAGTCCTAGCCAAGCATCGTCGAAATTACTTTTGATTATGTTTGTGTTCAATATAATCTATCTTTCTCATTAATGAAGTAGCCATATTATTAGCATTAGAAGCATTACCACAAAATAATACTTTTATATTATGATATATTTGTAGCTCAATAATATGCTTTAAAATAAATGCTGGACTAATCCTTAGTTTCTCCCACATTCTTCTAGGTACATCAGAACCTACTGGATAAGACAATACATTCTCTAGGTCAAATTCTAGAAGTAAAAAAGAATATTTATATTTACTCATTCTTTCTACTACGTCTTTAAATCTTGGTTCCGTAATGTTATTAGCGAATTCGCTTACACTTTGTTTGCGTTCTATGCAAAGAACTTCTTCTAGTCCTTCAACACTATAATCACCAGTATCTAGTTTTCTATTAGCAACAGTATAGTTTTCAAATGTCCAAGGCTGCTGCTCTCTAGTATCTACTATTACTGTAAAATTATCATATTTGTATTTATTATTATTGTTCATTGTTACTACTCGCTAGTCTTAATAATACTGCTGCATAAATTTCTTCCATGCCTTTAATCATATCATGATGATATTTACATAGCGTAATTCCATTAGCTACCTCAAATCTCAAACCCGGAAAATGCGCCCAAGTTTTTATATGGTGAGCATTAAGTTTTTTTCTAGATCCACAATGAGGCCAACGACATTGATGACGATCTCTGGCATAAACCTTTTTTCGCCACTCCTTATACTGAGGATCTCCAAAATTTCTTTTCATAGTTAAGCCACATCATTTTGTACCATTTCGGATACTAATTGCTGAAAGGATACTTTGTTTTCCCAGCCAAGTTCTTTTCTAGCCAATGTAGAATCGCCTCTTAAAAATGGAACTTCACAAGGTCTATAGAATTCTGGATCTACCACAACATAGTCCCTATAATCTAAATCTACACTATTAAAAGCTAATTCTAGGAATTCTTTTACTGTATGAGATTCTCCAGTAGCTAATACATAGTCTTTAGGCTTGTCTTGCTGTAGCATTAAATACATACCATAAACATAGTCTTTAGCGTGTCCCCAGTCTCTAGTTGCATCTAAATTACCTAGCTTAAGTTTTACTACAGAACCATCTATTCGTTTATTAACTAGACTACCAATATATTTCGTAATTTTTCTAGTAACAAAATTTTCGCCTCGGCGTGGACTTTCATGATTAAAAAGAATACCAGCACACGCATATAGGCTATATGCGTCTCGATAGACCCGAACCATATGATGTGATG